AAAAACCGTTGGGGTAATAACACCGAGTAGGATGTTAAATAAAAAATATAAAAAATCAAAGTTACGTTGTCCATCATTTACAGGAAACCTATTATTTTCACTCATACAGTCCCTATTAAGAATCTCTTTTATACCATAATGAGAAGCTCTATTTGCACCATATTTCCATCTATCAATGTGTGCTGCTGTAGTGTAGACTTTATTATAACCAAAACTATAAAATGTGTCTTCACATTTTATTGCGGCATCTTTATCGTAATAATCCGACCAATCTAATGAAAATGAATANGATTTATTTAAATCAAATGGNATACCAGATATAGGATTACCATTCCAATGTTCTTTTATATTTGGAATTAAATAATTTGCCCTCATTATTTGAGTTTGTAATCCNGCTTCGTTTTGCCATTTTATCTTAAACCTATACTTAGCTTGTGTGGGAATTCCAANACTAGGGTCAGGAGAAGTTACTCTTTCTCCGAACTCATTAGTTGTTACATAATTCATATTCATTGGAAGGTCAATTAACCACGCTCCATTATCGTTAATAACATTACCCCCATCTTCTAATTGATACTGTTCTAATACTGGGTCACCATTTTCATCTTCCTGTATTGTTTGTCTTATGGCTAATATCTCTCCAGGACCCGCAACAGTATCACATAAATTACCTGTATCTTTTTTAGGTCTACAAGTGGCCTTTATATAGTCATCCTCATTTGAGGAGAACAAAGAGCCCATAAATACTGAGTGAGGTGTAATTTCTATTCCTTGGTCACTCAAATCAAAATCAACTCTAGTTATACCTACATCACATATATCATCTTGTCCCCAAAATGATGAAACATCAATGTCTTTTACTTCATTTAATATCTGTGGTAATGAATCAATATTTTCAGAATCTTTAAATAGTTGACCATTAAATTGTGAAGGTACTCCACGACCCATTCTAATTAAATCTGAAGGTCTAAGTGAAAACTCACCCATGTTAGATAAATCTAAATCCATAACTAATTTTTGATTACCTAAGGGCACTCCGACAATCATAAAGTCACCTGAGTCATTAGTTCTAACCGAATACTTATAGTATTTTTCATAAACTTGTAAAACCTCTTTACGAGTTAATACATCGTCAACTGTTGGAAATGTACCTGTACCGTTATGTCCGTAGTATTCATCTTCATATGGTAGAAGATTATATCTATACCCGTCTTCATTCTTTGTAGTCGGGGTTTTATATGGGTATAGTGTGGATATTATAGGGTCACTTTCATCAACATCATCTAAAGGGATAAAAATTGATATATGAGCATTAGGTATACCTAAACCCCCATTGGCTATTACTCTTCCAACAACAACCCCATAATCGGCGCAGAACTGTGTATATAAGTCTTCTTGTCTTAATTTTAAAGACAAAATTTCTAAGGAATCAAAATCTTGGTCAATTTTAACATTAATGTCTCTATCAACACCAGGTTCTGTTCTTATTCTAATCGATTTTGGCATAATTAGTTTTTAAGATAAATAGTTATTCATCTTAATTTTAATTTGATTTTATCAAAAGTATATGGATAGATTTATGAGAAGTCGACATTTTTAAGTGACTTAGCTCTCACTTTAATGTCATTGTCGGGNAATCGAATTTGATAAACTTGATTTGGTTGTGCAAAAATAGTNTCATCAACTAACTGAATTTGTTTTGTCTGATTGTCTGAATATCTTTGAGATGTTTGTGAATTAGAGTATCTACCACCCACTTTATTAAAAACTTTTAATTCTGAAAGAGATATGACTCCCGGTATATCTTGTACTATTCTTCGTATGTCCGAAATATTAACATTATCACCTAATTGTTGTTTTTGAGGTGAAAAATAACTATCTACTGAGTTAATAATATTAGTAATAATCTGTCCTTGGTTTTGAGTTGAGTCCATTACTACGGATAATTCAAATTCTAAATCAACCACATTAGCGTTAGTTATTGAGATGTAATCATTTATCATTCTATAATGTGATAAATAATTAGCTATATTTTGTTTTAATGTATTTGAAACTGATTCTGTAAGTTTTCCTTGTGTATCATAAGATAATATTTCAATTCTTATTTTATTCTCTTGTTCTGTGATAGCCGCCTTCGCAGGTGCTCCAAACCTACTAGGCATTGTTCTAACCAATGAGTTATAATCGTTAACTGTTACCGCTCTTTTTTGTGCCGCAAAATTAAATGATACCATATTTCTAACCTCTTCAGGGGTCGGTAAATCTCCGCCACCTATAGCCGCAGTAACATTAGTAGTTCTTAAACTATCAATAACATTTTGATTAACGTTATTAGATGGTCCATTAACATCAAAATATGTTGTACCAAACTGTGTTATTACATCAACACCAACATTAGAGGATTTACCTCCTCCAATTCTATATTGTACAAATAATGTTGTATTCGCCTTTACAGTTAACCCTAATCCAATATTATTTTGATAATCTTGGATTCTTAAAGGAATACCAGTTCTCGTAAATTCTTGTAGTTGTTCCTCAGGTGTTGTTGTTCCTCCTCCAAAATTAACTTTACAGTAACCTTCAGGTGTATATTCAGAAACAAATCTATTTTCAGTTTCAATATACTTACCTACTTTAAGTCCTGGTTTATCTGCCGGTCGTGTAGGGTCTTCAATAAAAATTTTAGATTCTGCTAAAGCATCTACTTCGTACCATTTGTCAGGAGAACTAATAAACTCATCATACGTAGGAGGTGATTGATAATTTACACCATCTTTTTGAATTAATGAAGTTATACTAATAACATTTTTTTCGGGTAAGAAAAATTCAAAAAATGGTTTTACATCGTTATTATTAATAACTTTTTTAAATGTTTTAGTTAATCCATTAACTACAACTTCTCTTTTAGTCATTGTNTAATTAATTAACCTATTATTAGAATCAAAGTTTGGTATTTTAGTACGGTTTGGGAAACCTTCACTATTGTACTGTGAAGTAAAATCAATATCGTTAGGGTTTTCAAATACCTGTCCAGCACCAATAAATTGAGAACCCGCTCTCATAACACCTAAATACCTTTCATCTTCTTGGTCCCCTAATGCTGGAACCGTGATTGAAATATCTACTAAGGCAATTGACGGTCTGTTACCGGGTATCTTTAAACCATAAGTTCTAGCAATATTATAAATTGACGATTTTTGTTGAGCGTATTGTAATACTGTTTCTTGGATACTTCTATCCATGTGATAATGTAGATTATCTCCGATAGCCGCATTTAAGTCCATAAATACAGAATAAATCGAGGCATCGTTAAAATTAGCTATTAATTCTGGATAATACTGTTGTGTATAATTTATCAATTCTTGTCTTAAGGATTGAAAGTCTCTATCTGTGTATGAAATTTTACGGTTAGCCATATAATATTAAATATTAATAATCACGAAATCTTTTGATGAAAATGTACCATTAACAATAGTAAAGTCAATTCTTAGTTTTGCGGTGTACTCTACCGCACTATCACTCGCAACTCTAAAAATTTGACCACCTAATTCATCGTAATTGATTTCACCAGGTAATGGTTCTGCTTCGACATAAGGTTCAATGGTTATGTCATTTATTTGTAAATTTGGTATAAATTTATCTACGGCTTGTCTAACATCTGCTTTAATCGCATCGAATGTCGGTCCATCCATTGGTTCAAATATAAACTCGTATATTCGAGTACCAAAATCAGGTAGATAGTACCTACTACCTTTCCTTGTTAATATTAAATGAAGTAAATCTGCCCTTATTTCCTCATCTGAGGATTCAGTTAATCTTAGGTAGTCACCTTGTAAACTATCTCTAAAAGGAAAAAATACACCATATGTTTTACCGTTTGCCATATCCCATAAATATAAACACAGATTATTTTATCTAAATATAAAAGAAAAAAGGTTAGACGAATCCAACCTTTTTACATAATATACACCTATTTTATACCTTAACCCTCACACGCAACACATTGTAAGTCATTTAAATTCAACTTTTTTCTAGCAAAAGCCTGTGCCGAGTTCATAGAATGTTGATAATATAGTGTCTTAACACCTAACTTCCATGAGTCAATAAGTAATTTATTAACATCTTTAGTTGGCATCTCAGGTGAAACCATTAAATTTAAAGATTGCGACTGGTCAATAAAGTCTTGTCTAATTGCCGCCTGATTAACAATTGACGATTGATTAATTTCTGCAAATGTTCTAAACACATCTTTTTGGTTGTCATTTAGAAAATCTAAATGTTGTACTGAACCGTCAGCCTTTTTTATACTATCCCAAGTTTCCTTATTATTTTTACCGATTGAGTCTAACAAATCTTTTAATATAGGATTTTTAATAGTAACCTTCATTTTAGCTACATCCTTAACATAACAGTTAGACCAAATAGGTTCAATGGATTGTGACACTTGACCAAGAATAAACGCCGATGAAGTAGTCGGAGCAACAGCATTAAGTGTTACGTTTCGTCTACCATAACCTTTTAGATATTCAGGTTCACCAAAAATTTCAGCTAACTCTTCTGATGCTTTATATGATTTATCTTTAATTGTTCTAAATACCTCAACATTAAGTTTAGCAGTTTCTTTAGTATCGAAAGGTAATCCTTTTGATTGTAGAAGTGAGTGCCAACCTAAAACACCTAAACCGAGTGCTCTTTGTCTTTTAGCGAAGTTATAAGCCTTTTCCATATATAAAAACGCCATTTTACCTTCTCTAGTACCGTTGTCTCTTAATTTTTCTAATTTATTACAATACTCTGTAACAACCGCATCTAAGAAATAAACCATAGTTTCAACAGCGTCAGTATCTTTCCATTCATCGTAGTGTAATACATTCATTGAAGATAGTACACAAACAAATGATTCGTCTTCAGAATTATGTAGAGCTATCTCAGAGCAAAGATTAGAGTTATATATTTTAGCTCCTTTATCTTGGTAGACTTTAGGTGCGTTATTGTTCATTGTATCATGAAACATAATATAAGGATAACCAATTTCACCTCTTCTTTGAATTACTTTAGCCCATATCTTTCTTTTTTCATCGTCCCCCGCAATCATTTCTTCCATAAATTTATCAGTAACTGTTACCGCGTGTGTTAAATCTTGTATTGAAGCACCTTCCGTACCAATCTCTAAGAATTCCATAATATCAGGGTGCTCAACAGGTAGGTAAGGTGAGAAACGACCTCTTCGTGTCGCCCCTTGTGAAATGTTATCAACCACACTTTGAAATAGATTCATAAAATGGACTGCACCTGGTGCATGTCCATTATCCGTTATCTTAGCTCCACGACCTCTAATGTTACCGAAATACCCTGAAGTACCCCCACCCATTTTACTCATTTCACCAACTTCAGCCTGTGTAAATAATATTGATTCTATACTATCACTAACGTTTGAACCAAAACAACTCACAGGAAGACCTCTAACTTTACCGAAATTTGCCCATACTGGTGATGATAATGAATACCATCCTTTACTCATGTAATCATAAAATTTATCCGCAAACCCTTCTTTATTTAAAAGTTTTTCTGCATGTTCTGCAATTATTTTTATTCTATCTAAAGGTTCTTCACCTTCACTTAAATAACCTCTACGAAGAAACGTTATTGATTCTTCATTAATCCAATTAAAAGGTTCTCTCTTTTTCATATTCTTATTTTATTATTATTTGTTTTGTTTTGTTTTTAAAATAAATCGTTTGATGTGATTGATTTTTGTTTCTTACTGTAGTTGATACTTCTTTTATTAAAAAAATCAGTATGTTTAGTAGTTAAAATCTCATCATCAAACCATTCAGTAGTCTCTAATAATGTGTCATTAATCTCAAATATACTATCCACATCTATTGAATTCAAAGATACATTAAATCTATGTTTAATGAACTCCATTGTTTGTTTTTTAGTTAAGAAATCTAAGTCACCCTTTTCAAAAATCCAATTAACTACTTCTGTTTCTGCTTCATAAGCTTCTTTAGTTGCAATAATTAAATCCTCAACTAATTGTGGTGTCCACCACTCTGGATTTTCTTTTTTAATTAAATTAACTAACTCGAACCCAAATTCAGCGTGAATATTTTCTTCTTTAGATGTCGCTTCAACAGCATTACTAATACCTTTTAATTTGTTTTTATGTTTATTAAATGACATAATAACTAAGAATTGTGAAAATAGTGAAACATTTTCAACAAACATTGAAAACAACACAATAGATTCAAAATATTCTTTGTCATCTACAGACTTAGAATTAGAAATAGCTTTTTCTAAATACTTAATTCTTCTTCTTACTTGAGGTACTTCTAATAAATTTTCAAACTCATTATTAAGTCCTAACAATTGAATTAGATGCGAATATGCATCAGCATGTCTTACCTCTGACTCAGCGAATGTAGCACCTACATTACCAATTTCAGGTTTTGGCATTCTTTTATAAATGTCACCCCAAAATGATTTAACCGCTACTTCAATTTGTGAAATAGCTAACATAGCTCTTTCAACTGCAGATTTTTCTTTATCGTTTAAATGTACTTTATAATCTTGAATATCTGAGGTATAATTAAATTCAGTATGTACCCAATATGAATGTCTAATTGCATCCACATATTCATTTAAGTTAGGATATTCATAAGGTTTAAGATTAATTCTTTTAGAAAAAATATTAGGTTGGTTCTTAGAACGATAAATAATATATTCTTTAGCGACATAATTTAAACCGTTATCCATTAACTTGTTTTCAACCATATCATGAATTTCATCAACATTAGGTACCCTTTCTTTATTACCTCTGAAAAGACCTTTTGTTGTGAGTCTGGCAATTTTTTCTGCCATATTTTCATCTACTTTATCGATACTTTTCATCGCATTTAAAATAGCTATTTCAATCTTTTCAGATTTAAAAACTACTTTATCTCCACTTCTTTTTATTACATAACGAATGTCTTTAGTGACACTATCAATTAGATTGTCCATTTAATATTGTTTTTAAAAAAATTTATACTTTATTTTCCCTTTGTTTTCTTTTTTGTAGGAGTTCTTGAATACGTACTTTGTTTTTTTCTTCTTTTTGTTCTTCCATTCCTAAGAATGTAACACTACTATCCGTATCAATCTCTATCATTTCGTTATCAAATTTACAGTTTTCAAATACAATTCCATCTTTACCTATTCTTGATTTGGTAATAGCAATTGTAGCTAAATTCATTTCTTTCTGTTGTAGGGATTTAGCAACAGAAATAATAACGTGTCCTACTTGGGCTTTTTTGATTGACCCACCCATTTGGTCCGTTGTTACTACATCAGAAGATATTGATGAACGATTTCCTTGAGTTGCCGTCCATCCTGCAATATCTAATTCGTGACACATAGATTCAAACCCTCTCATAACTGAACCTTCACTTTTCCACTCGTCACCTAAATTCTTATCAGGAACGATACAATCAATATAATCAACCACAACTAAGTCTATTTTATTACCTTCAGCAATCATTTTACGCATCTGATTTTTTATCTGATTCATTGTCATTGTATCAGAAGGTAATTTTTTTAGAACTAATCTATTTGGTGCATTTTCTTTAATTTGTCTAACTTTTTCTAAAACTTCTTCTCTTTGTAATGACAAATTATCGGGTGCGATTTTTGTCCACATAGTGAAATGTTTTCTCTGTATAATTTTAGGGTTATCTTCAAAAAATATTTGTAAAACATTGTAACCTAAATTAAATGCGTTATTTGCTATTTTACTAAGNACTGTAGTTTTACCTACACCGGTCGGTGCTAAAATAACACCAATCTCTCCTTTTGCTAATCCACCTTTNAGTAAATTATCTATACCATTTATACCTATCGGAATTGGGTGTCTAAAATCGTCATCCAATACTTCATCTAAATTAAAAAAA